GTAGTTTTACCTCAAGAGGTAAGCGACGTGGGGCGGCACAGAGCCGGACCCACAGGGAGGGAGTCGACGACTCCCTCCCGGCCCAACAGGGCCAGGGGGCAGAGACAGCATCTGCCCCCTCCGAGAGCTCCAGTGGAGCTGCAGGGGTGGGACAACCACCCGCTGCACGCACTGGTGCAACTCGAAGCCGCGGCCGCGGAAACCGAGGTCGCGGGGGCGGGGGGAGAGGAGGTGGGGGTCCGCCCTCATCAGCGGGGACGGCCACAGGGGCCTCACCCGCACCAATCCCCCCTGTAGGAGGAGCAGCTGGAGGACCACCCGTCGGGGGCGCGCCAGCAGCCGGGACACCACCGGGAGCACCACCTGCTAAGGGACCAAAAGCCGGTCCCACATGGCACTCACTGATTACGGTACAACCGCCGGGCAAAGCTCGGGTACCCCTTCCCAACGAGAAGGAAGTGAAAGCCTCATATACCCTCGCCAAGCGCACAGCAAGAGATGCTTGGTTTGAGTTGGCCCACAAAGTGTTGATGGAACGGACCATCACCGTGGATAGCGATTCCGCTAAAAATTTCGTGGAGGCAGCAGGCATGGCTTATAGAATGTCGACGACCCCACACCTCATAACGCACCCTTTAGCAAGGGCGGCTCGGCGCGTTGCCGAGACGATAGCATTAGACAAGCTTCTAAGCATTGCGCACAATATGCCCTCGCAGACGCGAATCGTAGATTATTACGGATCGCAGCGGTTGATGGATTCATACCGCAATCTGACGAAGTGCCTAACAATGTGGACTGGTGTACCAGTAACATGGTTTCGACCACTGATTACACCCAAAGATCATGTTTCGTACCACACTCGGTTACAAACCGAACCTTCGACACGCGCAACAGTGTCAGATCTGCTCGTAGGAGTGGACCTATACAATCAAGCGCCGGAGGAATTGTTAGAAGACTTCTTAGCTACGGGCAGTCCGACCTTTGTATTGGTAGTACAAATTTTCGATGATGAGGTAATAGCGGGGACACGTTTCTCAGGGGAGAGCGTGTTTCATAAGGAGAAAGGCAAGATCTGTCACAGACCCGGAGAAGGGGAGACAGCCTGGACACCACATCCACCGAATTCATTCTGGCTGGCGAACAATATGTATCGAGGAATCGGTGCAAACGCAGTATGGGATGTTTATCGAACGGTAGCGAGTTATACAATAATCGTGATCAACCGGACGACACTGGACCATTTGGTACCCACAACCACACTAGTACCCAAGTGTGATGAGGATCTCCTGGTAGAGAGATTCGTAGAGCCTCGGACGTGGCATCAAAAACTATCCGCCAAGGTGCAATCTTGGTGGAGTAATAGTATATACGACCGTCCCCTCCTGGTATTTTTACCGGCGGATGCAGAATTTGGCAGCCGCTCGTGTTTGAAAACTAGACAACCATATCAGCTATCGCAGTTAACTTCAGAAGTGACTGCGATGCTGGGCAACCCAAAGTATGAGAGTTTCTGGCGATCAGTGCCGTACACTCAGAGACAGGTTGCGTGCGACACAGTGACTTATATCACGTGGGCGTCTTTCGAGGAAGATGCGTACACGTGGGAGTTGGCTGCGCGCGCGTATGGACCCATTGTCGAAATGTTTAAAATAACTAGGAACAAATTAACTCCAAACGGGCACAGGGATGCAATCCCATTACCCACTTTACTATGCTCAGCTGCAGCCGCGGCGATTTTGTTTAAGGCAGTGATGTCGATAATAGGATCCCCGTTGCAAACCCTGAAGGCGATAATTGCGATTGTGCGATTAGCTGCGGGGGGAAGCGCAGTGAGTTTGAGCGCGCTAATACAATGGGTCACTACAAAGTGGACCCGCGCGAGAGAAGTGGTGGTAAGTGCTGGAGTGAAAGTCGTAGAAGTGAAGGACGCTGTGATTGAAGTAAGCAGCCCTATGGTCACCAAAGTCGTAGAAGGCGAAATGAGACCACACGTCACCGCGAGAGCTTATCTTCTTAAAAACCCATTTACGTATGCGGAATTGAAACTCGATTTTGAGAGCACAACCGCGTTAATATTTCCTCCCGGAGCACCATGGACAACACAGGTGTTTTCGTATATATCCGGGACAGCGATCATAGCAGCCGCCCCAATTTACGAGGAGTGGCTGAAGAAACGCTGGCCAATGATTGTGTTGCCGGCACTCGCTTTGATAGAGTCGTACGGCACACCAAGCCGGTTTTTTACACGATTGCTGATTCATTGGGTTTTTACATTGACGCCACGGCCGTCAGCTGCCCATGCCGTTCATAACGTCTGCGCGGGACTGAGCACTTTCCAGATGCTCCGCTCAGGCGCTTTCACCCTCCCCG